CCCTGGCTGCTAAGACCGGGGCCTTTATATTATACTCATTTGAACTGCTTGATATTACATATATTAAACTAGCACCGGGACGAAGAGGGCACGCAACTTACATACTAGAGGTAATAAATGATAACGTTATTTGCGAACTTTGGCAAAATCTAGGCGCTAAAGATATTGAAAAAGTGCCCTCATTGTATCCCTATTTACCCTGGAAAGGTACCAGACATGCCACCGGATTGACTATGGTAAAAACGCAAAATAAAGAGGTTCTAGAAAAGATAAAACCAGAGACACACGGTATGCTATTCGACTGTTTAAATAGAGCTCAACAAGTAGGTTGGAGAATAAATGATGAAATATATAAATTACATCTATGGGCTTTACGAAATAAAACAGACGCTTTTGCGGATATTTGGGAGCAACATGACCCAGAAGCTAAAGCCACAAAGCTCAGAGAGGCAAGAGCTGTTGGAGATATTGCTCGTAAATTTATTGGGAAAACCTTCTACCATCTCTATTACTACGATTTCAGAGGTCGTAAGTACGCTGCAACAGCATATCTGCATGAGCAGGGGGCTGACTTGGCACGTGGACTTCTGTTACGAGACGATAAAAAAGCAATTGGTGTTAAAGGTTATTTCTGGCTCTTAGTGAGTATTGCTTCAAATTGGGCAGGAGAAGCCGGTAGAGAAGATAGTTTAAAGACTGATAAAATACCTTTACAAGAACGTTACCAGTGGTCTTTAGATAATGAAGAGATTTTATTATCATATGCAAAAGCTCCTAAAGTTAATCAAGGTTGGATGCAAGCGGATAAACCATGGCAATTCCTCGCTGGCTGTTTTGAATTAGAAAAATTTAGAGATTATCAATTAAAATTAGAAGAAAAATTAAACGGTTTGCATTGCAGTGAGGAAATGTGGTATGGATATGAATCTCATCTTGAGTGTTTTATTGACGGGAGTAATAATGGGAGTCAGCATCTTGCTGCGCTCACCCGAGACGAAATTACAGCGCCTCATGTTAATCTTGTACCTCTGGACTACCCCGGCGATTTATACAATTATGTGGCTGAGAATGTATGGGAAGCCCTAGGTAAGCAGGTTGAGATGTTTTCTATTGATGAAATAAAAGACTGTGAAGAGTTTATTGACAATCTCGTCAAAATAAAGAAAAAGATAAACAAAGCACCCACAAGTGAAATCAAAGCAAAATACATAAATGAAATTCAAGAATTAAAATACAATAACCTTGAACTGATGACAATGGCTGCACCAATATATTGGTTCAGAATTACGGATGCAAAAGAACGAAGGAAAATAGTTAAAAGAAATACAATGACGTTGCCTTATGGAGGAACACCCTACGGGCTGGGCCAGCAGATAATCGATGATGCTAAAAAACATGGTATTGAGCAATTGTTATATATGGAACATAAATGGGGTGCTTTCTTGGGTAGAGAAATATTTGAGAACTGTAAAATATCTCTTACGCGACTTATGAAGCTCTTACTCATATTTGAAGCTGCTGGAAGGCAAGCTGAATTGGAAGGTAGATTTCTGAGTTGGACGGTCCCTTTAACAAACTTCCCTGTTGTTCAACATTACACTGAAGGGATCGTAAAGCGGGTGTATGTCCAATATGGACCACCCTCTGGACAAAGGACTACTACGGGATATTTCAAAAATACTCTGCAACTACACGTATGTTTCCTTGAAGAAACGGTGCCTTCAAAAAGAAAGCAATCGCAAGGTGCTTCGCCTAATGCTATCCACAGCCTGGATGCGGCGCATTTGACATTAACGGTATGTAAAGCAAATTTTCCTGTGACTACTGTCCATGATTCATTCGGATGCTTACTCGCGGATATGCCTGATTTATTCAGGATTGTTAGAGAAACCTTTGTGGAATTACACGAAGTAAATCCCCTAAATTCAATTATGAAGGATATACAAGGAGATATCTCAGAATTGGAAATGGGTAACTTAGATATTAATCTTATATTAGAATCGGAGTATTGTTTTTCATGAAAAAATTATCAAATGTTGAAGATGTGGAATTGCTGGTCACAGATTCAAAACTGAAGAATTGGATCTATGGTATGAACGATCAACTTGCAGAGGATCTTGACGAAGATGATGCGCAAGAGTTTGTTGTGTACTTCGGAGGTGACATTTTCTTAGTTGAAAATGAGCAAGATCTTAAAGAAATCGATTTACCGTATGATGGTTCGAATGTTGATAGGAATATAACTGAAGGGGCCGCAGTATTTGATATTGCTGAATGGATCCTAGGAGGTATGTATGCGCAGCTAATGCTGATCACAAATAATGGTGGTGGTAATACATATGTAATCCCGAGAGTAGTTGCCGGTAAATCAGAGAATGTCATTGAAAGTATGAAGATGACTCAAAAGAGCTATGAGAAGGAAACTGAGAATCTTTATGGCGATCCACAAAAAGAAAAGCTAGAAGAGGATGCAAAAGATATTGAACAAGAGATGAAATCAAGTTTAAAAGAGTATGATGACCCGATGTCAGATGAAATGGAATTGGGGCCAGAAGATAAACTTTAGGGGATAAAAGTGATATTAATTACTAAAGTAGACCCGTTTACCGGAAAGACTAATCAGCGGTTGATAGATATAACCCGCGAACAGTTAGAACAATATGAAAAGGGTGGTAAGTGCATACAAGATGCGTTCCCGCATTTAACGCCCGATGAGCGCGAATTTATCATGACGGGTATTACACCCGATTCATGGAATGCAGCATTTAATAAAACTTAATATTATAAGTAGGGGATAAAATGATAATCAAAAATTGTGAAATCTGGTTCGCCAAAGTAGACCCCAAGAGGCCCAACCCGAAGTTTGATCCAAAGAATCCCACATGGGAAGTCCAGATGAGAACCAGTGATAAAGCAGTTTTGAAATACTGGAAAGAATGTGATTTGAAAGAACCTAAGGCCGTGATACCAGATGAAGGTGAGCCTTATTTCCGTATAAATCTGAAAAAGAAATCTATTCGAAAGGATGGTGATCCAGCTGATCCAGTGCAAGTTGTGAATATGCAACGAGAACCGGTGGACCCTAATTCCATCGGAAATGGCTCTATCGCAAATATCCGAGTATTTCAATATCCGTATCCCGATAAAGCAACAGGTGAAGAAAGAATATCTTCTATCTTAATGGGAATACAACTTATCAAGCATATTGTTTGGATACCCAAGCCCGGTGAAGATTTCGAGGATGAGGGTGAAACTGAAGTCATTATGCCCGAAACTGATGAAGATGATGAAGCACCTTGGGAAGATGAGGAAGGTCCCGACGACGGCCCTAAAGAACCTAAGAAAACCCCGACACCCGCAATTAAAGTCGGTAGCAAGGATGACGTAGATCCTGAATTTTAAATATTAACCTATGGGAGCAACGCTACACGTAGATGTACTGCCAGTTATAAAAGTCTGGCCGTTGCCCCGCCTTATAAGTAGGATAACCTATGAAATACGAATATGTCTTATATCTGAGGCACGATACATCGAAAGATGAAATTATAGCAACAGCCTTCAATCCCCAAGAGATACTTAAACAATGGGGAGCCCGAGAGCAAGGAGCTTTTGCTCATAGCTGGTATCAGCTAGTTATCAACGACTATTGTACAGGTGAACAGTTAGCAGCATACCTGGATCTAGAGCGTTTTGCGTCAAGTGTTTGGTTTCATAATGATAAAGACCCTCACAAAGAAATGCTAAAAAATACACCCAGTAAAGATCCCGTAAACCCCAGTCACTATCAAAGATTTGTAATGGATCTTCAATGGATTGAAACGAAGCAATATACTAGTATGAATTTCGAAGCAGCTATTCAATTACAAGTCGAAAAATATCTAGATCGCTTAGGTAAAAAGGACGAGGAAATACAAGAACTAAAGAAAGCTTTTTGGTATCTTGGTTTTTGGATAGCATATAAAATTAATGATAAAAAGCCAATTAAAGTTAAAGATATCCCTGAATTACTTGATATAAGCAATATCTGGAAAGGTTAAAAATGCGATTAGTATTTGACATCGAGACCAATTCGCTATTACCTGCATTAAAGAGAATGTGGTTGTTAATAGCACAAGATACTAAATTCAAAATTAAATATGAATATTTTGAAAATGATTTTGGCTGGAAGAAACTTTTCGAAAAAGCTCAAGTAGTAATAGGCCACAATATTTTAGGGTTTGACGTTCCTGCTTTGAAGAAACTATTTAATTATGAGTTTCCAAAAAGCGTAGTTTTTCATGATACAGCTCTGATGTCCAGAATTTTAGATTACCGAAGATTCGGACACCGTAGCCATTCTCTGGAAGTTTGGGGTGAAATGCTGGGAGACCCTAAAGGTAAGTTTATTGAATACGGCGGTTGGGATCCCGAAAAATCTATCTATTCCAGTGAAGAAGAATGGTCTGAAGCAATGCACCTCTATTGCGCGCAAGATGTAAATGTCAATATTCAAATTTATGAAATACTGCTAGCAGAGTTTAGTGCTCTTGCTAAAAGAAATCCTTTCATAAAAACCTATATGACGGCAGAACACTATGCGGCAAGATGGCAAGCCACAGCACAATTACATGGTTGGCCTTTTAATGTGGAAGCTGCCAAAAAGCTATTTGAAGAAATTGACGAAAAGTTAAATGCAACCAGGGAACTATTGGAACCGAGGCTTGGAATAAAAGTAATTGCAAAAGATAAAGCAAATCGCAAAGTTGAAACAAAGAAACCTGCTTGGACAAAAGATGGTTACTATGCTAAACGTACAGCTGATTGGTTTAATATCCCTGTACAATGTGGTTTTGAGATGGACAGAGAGGAGGCTCTGGAAATACTGGAAATGGATCCTCAAGACCAGTCTGATGAACTCATTGTTCTTGCTGAAGAAATATTAGAGTATGGCTCAAGACCTATTATCGGGGAATATTGTCGTGTGGAATTTCAGCCCAGATCACTAACTTCACCTTCGGACGTCAAAGATTTTCTATTTGAACAGGGGTGGGAGCCGTCTGAGTGGAACACAAAGAGGGATGAAGAAACGGGCGAAATAATAAAAACTTCACCAAAGATATCTGATGACGATCTCGAACTTCTAGGTGGAGACGGTGCTTTGTATAACGAATTCAAATCACTCGCTTCCAGGCACAGTATCATAGCTACTTGGATAGCGGAAGTTGATGAGAATGGAATGCTACACGGTGAATCGCATCTAGTTGGAACACCGAGTATGCGAACTCGACATCAAATCATTGTAAATGTTCCTACAGCTGAAAAGCCTTATGGCAAAGAAATGAGATCATTGTTCCACGCATTACCCAATTGGAAATTGATTGGAGCGGACTCTTCAGGTAATCAAGCAAGGGGCCTGGCCTTTTACTTAGGCGATAAGGAATTTATTGATGTTATTTTGAATAAAGATATTCATGAGTACAATAAAGAAAAGCTTAATGATGTATTAGAAGAAATGGGTTACGGTCGGCCAGTTACTAGAGACCAAGCGAAAAGAGTTTTATATGCTTTTCTTTTCGGTGCATCAGGAATGAAGCTATGGAGCTATATCTTCGGTGTAGCAAAAATAAAAGA